TGAATAAGGATGCGACCCGTGTGGCGCAACGCCCGAGCCAGGTTGTCAATGTAGTGAAAATTCGCAAGATCGCCGACCCGCTTGAGTTCCCGTAGTGCCTTCCCGCTTTCATCGTACATCCTTTCCTGCAATGTGGCGTCGAACCGAATGCCGGTCACGGCCTGCATGTCCTGCGCCGCGCCCATCTTGGCATTCACGATTGCCGCTGGCGGACCATCAAACTGCTGACGCTGCGGCGGCGGAACCGGCCTGCCACCAATCGATGTGCCTTTGTAAAGCAGATATGGCAGCGACTTCGTGTTCGCCATCTGCCAGCGTTTTTCGTGCCCCTCGACCTGCCCTTCTTCCATGATCCACGGCGCCTTGGGCGCGAGCGCAATCATCTCCGTCTCGGATGTATTCCAGAAGTTGTACATCCGCTGCGGGTCTTTCGCATCGCGCACGATGCCGGCGTAGATCACGCGGCCTTCCACATCCGATTCATCCCCGATCACGCGCACCACCGGAATCCATTTGCTGTCGAGGGATTCTTCTTCCAGGATGTCGTGGCTGGTGATCTTCGCCCACTTCACACGCTTGACATCAACGTCGCGCGACTTGATCACGAAGTCAGGGCGTTCCTTGATGATCTGTTCCAGTTCCGGATCGAGTTCGTCACGGAACCCGACGTGCCCGTTCTCCAACTGGATCAGGGCGCGTTTCTCGGACACGATCTGGAAATATTCGGCAATGCGCACATGGCTCGAGGTGCCCCAGACCTTCCATTCGTCGCCAATCGTGCCTTCCTGCCAGTCGTTCGCCTTGGCATCGGGCCACTGCGACTTGAATTCCTCGCGCGTGATCAGGTCGGAGATGAAACACCACTGCGCGTCCGATCCGTCCGGCATCAGCGCATCCGGGTCCATGTACACCCTCATCGGGTTGCGGATGCGTTCGATCTTCAGACACTGCTCGAAGCTGGATTCGTACTCGTACTCGGGATAAATCCGCCAATATCCCCAGCCATTCGATACGGCAGACTCGAATGCGGTGTCATAGGCGACATCGGCGCTTGACTGCCGCTCGATCTGGCGAATCAGGCCCTTCAGCATCTTGGCTGTTTGCTTGTCGGCCTTGTCGCCCACGGGCGAGACGTTGATCGATGGCCGGTTCTGCCGCTGGTCGTTCGTGATCTGGTGGACGAACGTCTTCATCTTGTTGATGGTCAGGCACGGGCGCTTTTCGATAGTGCGCTGTGCCTTGATGTCTTCGGGCCACTGCTCGCCGCCCTTGAACTTCAGGTCGTCAATAGCCATCTGCCGCATCGGTCCTTCGGCTGTTTCGCACCGATGGAAACGCTTGACGGCTTTGGCAAGGAAGGCGTCGACCGGACCTAGCCCTTTCTCGGTTTGCGGATCTTCGACCGGGCCGCGATCGGTTTGTGGCGTAGCCATTACAGTTTCACCTCACACGGCGCAATGCCTTTGGCGACGGCTTGCTCCACGAATCCTTTGAAAAGTTTGCGTTTGGAGCGCAACGAATCACCCTCACGCGCCACCGTGCGCGCGAACCATGTGCCCTTCGCCCCAATCGCCATGAACGTCGTCTCGTAGTCGTCGAGTATGGGTGAATAGCATTCGGTTTCCTGGAAGCGGAGGGCGATCATGTCACATTCCCATCCAGGCAATGGACTCACTGCCCGCCTTGTACTGCACAACCTCGACCTTTTCCGCGCGTTGCTTCACTGCGATCTTGTGGCCCACGGCCAGATACCGGAACGCATCCGCACCATGCGACGCCCAATCGTGGACAGGCCGCGCCTTGAACACTTCGTTCTTTTCGTCGTAGTCCTTGCGGTAGCTGCGCAGCGCATTGATCCCGCGTTCGCACTTTTCCTTGTCGAACCAGCACCGACCGAGGAACGTGCGCGCGGCTTCGATGCCGTCCTCGAGCGGCAGATTGGGTACAACATCGAAGTTGATCCCGTACTCTCGCGCCACTTCCCGCCGACTGCGCCCTGTTCCGAGTTCGCGCACCTCGATGTCATGCGGCGCATGATGCGCGCCGTAGATGTACGGCAAGCCTTGCAGGTATTTCGCGTAATGCGCCAGCCCTTCGCCACTGCTCTCGTAGTAGTCGATCACACGCACTTCGCGCCCGATGGTCTGCGTGAACCAGATCGTCATCGAATCGTTGATGCCCAAATCCCACCACGTCTCGACGCCAATGCCAGGCTCGTATGGCACGCGCGTGATGCGCCCTTCTGCCTCGACCTGGCGCATTTCGTTGCCGAAATAGGCGCCGAACATCACGCCCTCAAAACTGCAATAGAACTCCTGCTGGATCATTTCCTCGGACATGCCGGCCCGACGCTCGGCGTCGATGTCAGCGTCATTCATCACGCCCGTGTCGTCAATGGTCAGCATCTGGCAGAACCACTCCGGGTTGTCCTTCGCCATCTGGTAAATCTGGTAGCCGTGGTTCTTGCCGCGTGGCGTGAAGTCGAAGATGGCCCAGCCACCGTTCTCGCGCAATATCGGGCGCAGGTAATCCCAGGCGCGAGGGTCTTGCAGTGAATACTCGGAGAACACGCACCCGACCGGGTTGGTGCCGACGATGCTGTCGATCTTGTCGCTGCCGATGATCTGAAAGGCACTGCCGTTGATCAACTCGACGCGCATTTCGTCCTCGAGTTTCTTCTTGCGGATGGCTTCCGGGATGTGCGCCATGAACGGGAAGCCGTCCCGGTCCATGCCTTGCCACAGAATTTTCTTGCCCTGCGCGTAGGTCGGGAAAATGTAAAAATACGTCCCGATGCGCTGGAATGCTGCCTTGACTGTGTGGTTGAGGAAGGTCTTTTCCTTCCCTGCCCGGCGGTGCCAGACGGCGACCGCGCGCTTAATGCCTGAGTCCAGTGCCCTCAGTGCCGGGAGCTGGTAGTTCCTCGGCTCGAACTGGTGCGGGAGAATCAGGTCGAATTTGGTAGGCGACGAGGCCGATTGCAAGTTCGCGTCCATCCTCATCCGTCGCTACGATGTTGGTGGCCGGCCTGCCGTCAAAAGTGTCCCGGATAAATTCGCATGCCCAGCGTTCGGCCTTCTTGGCTTCCTCGATGACTGCGCGGCACATTTGCAACACAGCCTCCGGGTCTTCCTGCGCGAGAATCCTGCGCATCGTGTCATGGACCAGCCGTGTCTTTTTGCCATGCTGATTGCCTTTTTCGAACGGCATGTCTACATACCCAAGACTTTGACTTGTAGGCTAGCCCCTGATGTTCTTGGGGTCGCTGGGGCAACTGGTCGGGATGTTGATCTTGCCGCTGTACGGGCGCGATCCTGAGCCGACTGCCGTGTTCTGTGTTTTGCTATCGCCGCGTGGTCCGTCTGAGGTCGGTGCGCGGTAACTGGATTGCTGTTTGTCCATGATTCGTCTCCAAAAAAAGGGCGCGGAGCTACTTACCTTCCAAGCTCCGCGCCAAACTCACAACTGGAGGGAAGCCCTGTACTGCAGTGCGAAATCTACGCCGTTTTTCGGGTTTGTCAACTGCGACATCGGTTTGAGTGCGCGCTGTGGAACAAAAAAGGCCGATGTGTGTAACGTGTTGGTGCTGTTCGCTTCCCGCCAGAAGATCGGATTTTTTCCTTCCGTTCCTTCGATCCATCCCATCAGGTAAGTCATGGGCAGGTCGAGAAGCACAAGGACGTAGGGGAATTCTGGAGGGTCATTTGGGCGAATGATGCAGCAGTGATTTTTGTTCGTGATTGATTTTACGTGAAATTTTCCTGCAATATCGCCTACTTCGGTGTCGGTCCGGCCAACCGCTGGCGACCAGTAAATCCCGAACGCCTTGGCGACTGCCAATTCCGAGATTGCACCGTGGATGTGCCGCTCGATGCTGTCGTCGGTGCGTTTTTCTTCCAGTTTCCGCTTGTCCCGCATTGCCGAAACCGCACGAGCCACTCCGGTGTTGCCACCCAGCATGATTTCGTACCATGACAGGCAGACTTCAACCATTCGCGCCAGGTTCTTCCTGAACAATCGGTTCCCGAATGCCGGCTAACCTCGACATGAGTTCCGCGTTCGACTGCTTCCGTTGCGGGATCAGGTTCTTGCGCATGGCTTCCAGCGTCGGCGTAATGACCAGTCCGTCCTCATTCCTTGGCAGGCTGGCGCGTGTGCCGTAGTCGTGCTTCGTACTGTTCCCAGCTCTCGCCTGGTCTGGCCGGGATGTCCGGGGTTTTGTCTTTTGGCCCATTTTTTGGGCCGGGTTTTGTGGGTTGATGTCGTTCCACGGGTCGTTCATTTTCGTCCCTCCTA